CCTTTCTATTCCAGAATTCACATCGTATCCTATGGTTGATAGCAGCAGTCCTAGCATCACCATTGAAAAAGATTTCAAAAAAGAATCTCCACCCAACACTATTACGGATAACAATCCCAACCCCATTAAGGATGCATATTCTACAGGACCAAAATAGAATGCCAGCTGAGATGCAGGCACGGCAAACAATGCTATAGCTATGGTAGAGAAAGTTCCTGCCACAAATGAGCCAATGGCTGAGATAGAAAGTGCTGTGCCTGATTTACCCATTTGTGACAATGCATACCCGTCATTTACTATTACAACAGATGATGCTTCTCCTGGCAGTTTCAATAAAATTGCCGTGATAGAACCACCGTATTGAGTTCCATAATATATTCCTGCTAAAAAAATTATCGCTGTTACCGGATTTGGTATCATTAAAACACCTGGCAACAGGATACTCATTGATGTGGCTGGGCCTAGTCCCGGCAACACTCCTACCAATGTGCCTAAGAAAACACCAGCAAAGCAATACAACAAATTCTGTAAAGAAAATGCTTCACTGCCATACATGAGGGCCTGCTGTATTATTTCCATTTTACAGATGAAAAAATTAAAATCAAACCGTTAACTGCCAGGATAGCGGAGAGACCCGAAGGAAAGAATCCAGGAGGGATCTGCGAAAAATCTTGCAGAGAAGACATGTAAAATAACGATTCGTAGAAAAATAACAGGCCTATAGAAATAAAAAGGATACCCAAAATAAAATTTTTTTTGTCAACAATCATCTAGTTAAATATAGAATAAACATGCAGTATATTTAATGAAACTATCATTCGACCAAAAATATTATTATGGAATTTTGCTGTCAGGCGGACTTGATAGTGCTATTCTTTTGTATCTGTTGGTCAAACACAATAAAGGAATTAAAATACAACCATTCACTATTCCAAAGAAAGATGGCGCATACCTGTATGCTGATCCCATAATTGATTTTTTTAACCGTAAGTTTAATTTTAACATACCAGGTACTGTTAAGGCAGGTAGTCCAGATGTTCATCATAGCCAACAAAATGCATCTGCTGTGAAAGAAGTATTTCAAAAACATCAAATAGATAAAATTTTTATAGCTTTAAACCCTGTACCAGATGCTTTAAAAAACTATCCCGGTGTCCCCAACAGAGCCAAAGAAAGTATTGATCCTAGAATAATTTTTCCTTTCGTGGATTTTACCAAAGAAAAAATTTTATCTATGTTGTTTGATAATAGCTTAGAAGAACTGATTTCATTAACTCATTCTTGTACCGAACAACAAGTAGGAAGATGCGGAACCTGTTGGCAATGCCAAGAAAGAGCATGGGCATTTCAAGAATTAAAAAAACAAGACTGCGGAATAAATTAACATGTCTAATATCATAGTTCCACCCGGTGTTAGCGGAAGATCTCAGAATTATTCTCCCGATAATGTTTCTGCAGAAGACATTAAAAACGAACTCACATTATCAAATCTAGGAAGTTTTGAACCTTTAAAATTTAAAATTGATTGTCGATCTTTTATGGAAGAAATAAAACACTTTGAAAATGATTGGCAAGATTATCTACCTAGAACCGACAGGCCTAATAATAGACAGTCTTTGACATTAACTAATCTTCCAGGGTCGGATCATAAAACAAATCCTAGTTTGGCTCAAGCAAGCTACGCTGCCGGAAGAAGACTAAGCGAATTAGAATTTAATCAACCTACAGCAGTTTATAATGCCTGTCATAGTTTACACGGATTCTTAAATTTATGGAGTCCTCTTGGGAGAACTTTTCTTGTAAAAAGCAATATAGGTGGACATTTTGTGCCGCATAGAGATCATCCCAGTATGCCTCGTGATGTTTTTAGATTAATAGTATTTTTAAACAATTGTGGCCCCTATGACTATGATTGGTTAATGGATGATCGAAAGTTGAACATTGAACACGGCAGGGCGTATTATGTTAATACCAGACATACTCACAGAACTATTTCTTGGGTGAATGACAGCATACATTTAATTCTCAATATTCCCATGACTGCGGAAAATGTAGATAAAATTATCGCTAATTTACAGCACACTCACTGATTGTAATTTTTCCTCTATAGCGTACCAGTCTTCGATAAAAAAACTTCTTAAACTTACAACTGCCATCCATTTTTCTGGATCAGGATTATACCCAGTGTGCCAGTTTGTTCCGGGGGTAAATTTAACAGCACCTTTAGTAAATGACCATGAATCTATTAATTCGGCATTTTCTGGTTTAATGATAGGTATTCCGTAGGAATTGTTTGGGGGAGCAACTAAATTTCCGGTTGGCCTGTTTAACTTATCTAAATTTTTGTATATCTCAAGTTCTGCATGTTTGAATTCATCTGTGGTAAAATCTAATGCCCATGGAGTAGGTCCATGATCTCCCATGTCTACATGTATAGGCATTCTGTGTCTGGGCTTAATCCAGCCAACAACACAGCGTATGTCTCTACCTCTACACACATCTTGTAAGTTAAATTCTTCTATCCACGGACTTGCTGAATGAATGGCCGCGATATAATATGTGGTCGCGGTGTTATCGGGAACGAATTTAGTATAAGGTAGTTGTATAGAAGTAAACATTATTTTATATATTTAGATAGCTTTTCACCTAGAGATTCAAAAGTTTCGTCAAACCTCAGAGTACAGGCCACTCGTCTTTGGATGTGAGGAAAACTTTTTACTCTATGGATAATTTGAGGATTAAAAATCACCGGTCCGGGAGTGTCCCATTTATCAATGACTGTTCTTGCGTCTGGCCAAACTGTGGCATCATCGATTCTTCCCTTAGGATCAAATTTCGGTGTGGCATTTTCTTCGCTGTAAAATTCCACCCAGGTTCCGGGAGTAAAATTCCAATTAATTCCACATTGTCTTTTTGCGACAACGCCATCGTCAGAAAACCAATTTCCGTCTGTGTGTGGAGGCCTAGGTCTTAATGTCCACCAATTGATCATTAAAAATGTATTTCTTAATTTCACATTGTTTTCTTGGAAACACTCAATTAATTCTGGATTAAGATACTCAGTAGAATGCAATTTGTCCATGCGATTTTCTGGCCAATCGTTGTTTAATAGATAATCCACTGGATGACTGAAAGGAAATATATCTAATGCTAACTTGATGTAACAGGTATTCATTTTTTTAAATAGTCTTTTAGTTTTTCTTTAACAGAAAAATAAGGTTCATCAAATCCAATACTGTATGTTAGTCTACGCACAGTTTGATTTATGTTTTTGACTGTATGAGGAATCTGTGTATTGATTAGTGCTGGACCGAGAGAATCCCATATTGCTATAGGTTCTGACGAAGTTTTCCAAAATATATTTGTAGTATCCTGTGATCTTATATAATCATTTCCTGGAATTTTTTCATAGAACTCGACCCAAGATCCCGGAGTAAAATTCCAGTTTAATGCAGTATTTCTAAAGCCGTCGGTATGAGGAAATGTTACTTTATCACCAAACCAATAAATTAATAACCACTTTGGCCTTATTGAAATTTTACAACTGTGTAAAAAATCTACTAGTTCATTATTCAGTTCAGAAATATCCCTAACTTGGGTCATTTGATTTTCTAAAAATGTATCTAAGTTAACCGAATTAATAGATTCTTTGAGTGGATGGATTTTAATATCTAATTCAACGTAACAGGTATTCATTCTATATTTAATCTAGATTTTACCTCGTTATAGTTTAATCTGTCTTTGGTAATTTTATCTCCGACAACAATACTAATACACCATCGATCATTTTTACCATTTACTACTGTATGAAAATCACCGACATTTACAAGATTTAGATTAATCAGAGTCGCTTGACAAATTTCTTCAGCATTGGTTTTTTCTAATTTGAGATATCTAGTATTAGATTTGCTGTAGGCGTATATTATTTTATTATGGTCTGCGGCTTTATACCAATGCATTACGCTGTCATTGCCATTGATAATGTAATTTAATTTGCATTTATTATCAATTTCGTGTCCGTCGCAGTGTATATCATACGATCGATTTGGTGGTAGATAAAATATCTCTGTCCATAATACCACGGCATCAAGCGTATTTTCTAGCCATTGGTGCACTTTTTCGGGCAACAAATTGATATTACATTTGGTCTGTTGATCGACAAACTCCGTAAGATCGAGATCGATAGAAAAAGGCAATTCAACCGGATGATAAAAATTATTCATTGAAATTTATCTCGGACATCTTCAAATTTAAATTCTTTATTGACACTCCAACTAAGAATTATTCTTGGTTTTGAACTATTGTTAATAACCATGTGGGGAATTGAATTATTGATCAACGTAGGTTCTAGCAAAGTAAATCTAAAAAGTTCCGTTACTTCCGACTTGATTAAATTATAAACGTTTTTAGAATCATATTCTAAAATTGGATCTTTAACATGCTCATAGAAAATTGTTACGCTGTCTTCGGTGTTCTCAATAGGTATATTCAACGCCGCTGATCGTTGAGCATCAACGTGCAAAGGAATTTTACGATTTCCTGGTAGAGTATATATATTATAAATGCTGCTTAAAAACGGATACTTAGATTGTATTTTTTGTAGATAAGGATGATCTGACACTGATCTATGATGGGAAGCATTCAGATTTTTATCGGATGAAAACTGATTTAGAAAAACTATTTCTTTGATTTCTTCTAGATTTAAATCTAATTTAGGTTGGTAAATTAGATTTGTTTTTTTGTTCATGGTTTCTATTAGTTTTAAAATTATGTTACAGCTGACGATTATTTATTGAAACAATTTTAAATAGAAACAGTTAAGTTTTTTTGGTAAAAATACTTATTCCTAATTTTGAATGCACCCCTACCCTACGAAAGTCACTGGCACAATGCAGTCGAATGCTGTCAAATATTATGGCATTTCTAGGAATCCAAGGAATCATACATTTTATGCTCATCCCATCCAACCAATGTTTCTTTAGATGGGTGAAATATGTTTCATATAGTTTTTGATCAAACTCAGCTGCTGCAAGATTTTCTATTCTTGAATAATCATATATCTGTTCATTGTAGTAGGTCGGTATATCGTTTTCGTTTTTAAAAAACTTTGCTGGACCGTGAAAATATAGTTGATCAAAAAAGCATAGATGAGGAAATTCTTTTACATTTTCGCCGTACAATTTCAATGGTAGTGTTATACCTTTGTATACGTCATTCGGTAACTCGAATGTATCGTCATTGTGAATAACATGCGGGTACTCTGTTTTATAAAAAAAAGCTGCGGTGATTACATAATTTCCTATTATTGATTTTAACCTATCAATAATATTAGTCACTACTTGATCTTGATTAAAATTATTAAGATTTAAAGTTACAGGACCTGTATTTTTTTTAATTATTGAAGAACAATTATTGTCTTGAGATTGTTCAAAAATTTTTATTAGATATGATACTTCGTCTTCAAGAAGAAAATTCGGAACGAAGAAGGGATCAGTTATATTAGACCTAATAACAGATATTTCTTCTTCGTTCCTCATTTTTTAAAAACGATGGCTGATTCCTAGTCCTAATGAACTGGTATCTAAACCGGCTGTTGCCGGAGCACTTGTTGCATTGAACATGGTCATAGACGAGTTAGATTGATTATAGACTTTGCTATATGCTCCATAAAGTGTGGTGCGTTTACTTAGGTCTTTGGTAACCGCTAATGTAACACCGTTGCCTTTGTTGTTAGTAGTGCTGGAACCATTTGAGCTGTGCGCATATACGACATGAGCAGCATACTGTTGCTGCAACGGTACCCTTACTGAGGTTACCCATGTCGAACTAGTCACATCAGCGGTAGTTGAATTATCACCTCTTGCATAGGCAGTACCAACTGATAACACAGAAAAATCATAGGCCAACCCTGCAGTCGTGGTCTCACGTGCTGCCACACCCACACCTTGATTTTTCTGATAGCCTATTCCTGCCTTTACTTTGCCTGCTTCGTATCTTAGAGCCACTCCATTTTGATCTGCATTGGCATCTGTGGTTGCTCCTACGTTGTTGGTAGCATGACCCACTATGAGTTGAAATCCTCCATAAACTGGACTGTCATATCTGACCACGTTTTTTTGATCAGTACCCAATTCAACACTGGTACCGTTAGTTGGATGCATACCAAAGTTTCCAGATTGTGATACAAATATATCCATCTCTCCTACTAGAGCCACATCAGTTCGTCCCATTCTAATTGATCCCAACGAAGACTTGATACCAATATGCGCATCTCTATTGAAAATTTCATTAGCAGCTACAGTGGTAGACCCCATTGATCCTGTGGAGGGATTCAACGTTCCTTCTATTTGAAAAAAGGTACTTAGCCCTCCTCCGAGGTCTTCTGTGCCTCTAAACCCTAAACGACTCGTGCTATATTGACTATCAGCCGCTCTAGTAAAACTAGAGGTTCCGTTGTTGTAGGACTGTATGCTTGTGTCAATTACACCGTATACCGTAACCTGTGCGTAGGCGGCAGAAACTCCAAAAAGACACAGAAATGGCAAAAATTTTAATTTCATTTAATTCGATCTCCATAAATTTAAATCGCTACACTATATATCCTTGAGTAATTTTCTTCAAAATTTTCTATAAAAGTATTGCAATAAGAATGATTTTGTTATATAATAAAGCTGTGGTCGTGAGCAAATTGGCAAAGCTCCCGCTGGACCCATAGTCCAGAATGGGGACGGGGCGCTGACGTAGTTCGTAGCCTTTGTAGGTTCGAAACCTACCGACCACACCAATTACTACAATAAGTAGTAGAACATAACTTAAGGAAAACATTATGTCAAACACAGTAGAACAACTCAAAGCAGCATTTGAAAACTTTTTAGCGGAAGATGCAAAATTTGCCGCTGGTAACAACGCAGCAGGTACTCGTGCTCGTAAAGCACTTCAAGAAGTAGGTAAAGCAGTTAAAGCTCGTCGTAACGAAATCACAGAAGAAAAGAACGCCCGTAAAGAAGCTAAAGGTGCATAATGCATCTTGATCAAGATGCTTTTTCTAGCGGACAAGTATTGAGCAAATTATGGTTAGCTGAATCTTTAGAAAAAATCATAGAACTTAACATGCCAGCACACCCTAGACAGATACTTTGTTTAGGTGGCTGGTATGGTCTAACAAATTTTATATTAAGGATCCGCAATCGTATTGAAATCAAAACTTTTCGCAGTTTAGATATTGATCCCGAAGTTGAAAAAATCGCAGATAAGATCAATAACTCTTGGGAGTGGCAAAATTGGCAATTTAAAAGTATAACTGGCGATGCCAACGACTTTCAATATACCATCGATGATTTCGACACAGTGATAAACACCAGCGTAGAACATATTGAATCTCAAGAATGGTTTGACAACATTCCTAAAGGAACATTAGTGGTGTTACAAAGCAACGACATGAAACATGAAGATCATTGTCATAATCATAATTCTCTAGAAAACTTTGTCAAAGATTTCAAGTTATCTGAGATTTATTTTACTGGTGAAAAACTATTTGAATATCCAGATTGGCAATTTCGAAGATTTATGATTATTGGGGTAAAATAATAAATGGCCAACAAAAAAAACATGAATAAAGATTACACCGTAACTGGTAGTCTAGATGGATATGGTGCTGGTGCTCTCGACTATAGTAATATCAGTTCTGGGTACGGTGCTGATACTATCACCATTGACTTAGGTGGGGGAGCAGCACAGCCAATCTATACCATAGATACAATGAACGATATCACTCTGGATTCCAGCACGTTCACCTTCGGCAGCACCACAGTTCCTTATACCTACACAACAACCGGCACAACTGGTTATAACTTCAATACCACATCACCAAGTGTCAATATCACAAGTGGTGGTATCGACATGGCTGCTGGCACTGATATCAAAGTAGATGGTAAAAGTCTCAAAGAGTTTATGAACAAGATGGAAGAACGTTTGGCCATACTTGTTCCTGATCCTAAGAAACTAGAACAGTTTGCTGCACTGAAAAAAGCCTACGAACATTACAAGCTGATGGAGTCGCTCTGTCAGGAACAACCTAAAGAAGAAGCTTAAATATATGGATGTTAAACTTTTATCCTACAGTCAACCCACAGCCGAATTTAGAGATCTGGGCCTCTCAGATGCGCAGGAACTCATTGCGTATTGCGCCCGTGTCAGCAATCCCTCAAATCAACTTAACACAGAAACATCAGAGAAGCTTATACGATATTTGGTCAGACACCAACACTGGTCGCCACTTGAAATGGTTTCAGCCTGTATTGAAATTACCACAACACGAGATATTGCAAGACAAATTTTGCGACACAGAAGCTTCAGCTTCCAAGAGTTCAGTCAGCGATATGCTGATCCTACTAAAGACCTGTCGTTTGTTACAAGAGAAGCTAGACTTCAAGACCCCAAGAACAGACAGAACAGTGTCGAAGTGGAAGATCAACTGCTACAAAACGAATGGTATAGAGCTCAACAACGAGTTATCTATGCCGCACAACGAGAATACGAGTGGGCTATCGCTAATGGCATAGCCAAGGAACAGGCTCGAGCTGTGCTACCAGAAGGACTTATCGAAAGCCGCTTGTATATGAATGGCACTCTGCGTAGTTGGATTCACTTTATTGAATTGAGATCAGCTAACGGCACACAGAAAGAACATCAATTAATTGCACGGTCCTGTGCAGAAGTGATCGCTACTGTGTTTCCTATGGCAGAAGATTTACTAAGCAAGGAGTAATAATGAAGACAGATCTACTCAAAGCAGCACTGTTAAAGAAAAAACAGAATCAAAAACAAAACAACGACAAAAACACCACAGATGCCAATCACGGCATACATGGTAGTCAGATCAATGTAAACAAACCCGTCAAAAAGTCTGCAGGTCGTGGAAGATAATCTCAAAAAATTCTGTGAAAATTACGATGTTCGTGTAGTCAATGACACTGGACGAGCTGCTCGATATCATCCCCCTAGATTCTTTACAGATCCCGAACGTGCTGATGTCATACGAAACGATGTCGTAGAATATCAAACTGAGAAACTCTATACTCTGCAGATTCCAGAGAGCAGATTAAAGACTTTGGTAGAGATGGAAAAACGCTTCTTCAACAACAATCCGCACAGCCAGGGCTACACTGACATGTTCGAAATGCTGATGAACAAAGAACGTGAGGAATCAAACTTTCGTATGACCCACGAGTCTGTGAAAAAAGCCTACGAGCAGTACAGCATGATGCTGTATTTGGCAGGGTATCATCGAAAAATCTGAGTCATTTTCCAATTGTTATTGACAGATTCTTGAAAAGATCGTATAATTAAAGTGTTCGACTACTAAGTCTTAGAAGGAATAAAATGGCACAGCACACTAACTATTGGAGTTGTACTCCATTCGCAGATTGGGTTCGAGGCACCGAGAAGCTCAGTGCAGGCACAGCTGAAGAATGGGATAACTGGACCACCCAAGCCCAGATCAAGCACAACTTCCGTTATTGGTTAGCTGAGGAAGCACTAGGACATATCCAAGATTTTGTCACTTGGCCTGTAAGGAAACTATATGATATCAAGTACTACATTAACAACCGTTGGGTTAGTCGCACTCATAGTCTTACCGCTCATCCCAGGGATATTAAGCCTGGCCAGTGGCAGGACGTGGGGAACCGCTTTCTGCCTTGCCTATTCAATGAGCTGGTTGATTTTGTTGAGATAGAATCAGCTTGGAGTCACATTGCATGGGGAGACAAAGAAGCCCGTGCCAAATACAATCCCCCATTCTGGGCTAGTGGCTGGTTCCGTTGGCGTGTTTGGCGTTGTCCACAAGCAGGTCTTGATCACTTAGATTGGGCAATGACACTAACTATGGGTGACGACTGGGGTGTAGAAAAGGATAGTCCTAATTACGGAAAGCCGACTAGCCAAGCACTTCGTGCAAAAGAAATCAAAGAACTTTACACATGGTGGACTGTGACTTATCGCAATCGTCCTGATCCATACGAAGCATCGGGCTGGAGTGCTCACTGCGATGCTATGCGTGTGAAGTATCCAGGCAGAATGTTTTCTAGCCTATACCCAAAAGATCCTGCTGATCGCAAAGCCAGCGATAAGGCTCACAAGCTACTGCAAAAGATCGAAGCTGCCTACGAAAAAGAAGACGAAGCTATGATGATTCGTTTGATCAAAGCTCGAGATAGTCTATGGACTTGAAAGACTCTAGATTCCGCCTTTGGGTCAACCAACTTTGGATGGAGAATCGCGAGGAGAGATTGATCTACAGAGAAGAACCTGCTACAATTAAACAGTACTGGCACACCTACAAGTGGTGGATCAGACGTGAATATCGACACCAAGAGAGAAAAAATGCCCGACGATAAAATGCAACAGCTCTATGATAACTATCTAGAGTTCACCGATCACATGATAGGTGTACATGGTGCCATGCAGGTGGCAGCGGTTATGATGACGCAGGCGCTGAGCATATATCGATCTGCAATGGATCCTGACGACTACGATAGGATGGTTGATATGATTTCAGCCAGTCGCTCGCAGGTAAAAACATTTGATAGGTTGCCCATACAATGAAAGCACAAATTCCAGCAGAAGGTATTTTAAAAACCAACGATTGGGGAGACTCTAAAGTCTACAAGATTATTTGTAATTGTGGCCACGATGATCACAGCCATAATGTCTGGGTTGAATCTGACGAGTACGAAGTTAACATCACTGTTTACACCACAGTCAAGACAAACTTTTGGTCAAAGACACGTTGGCAACATATTTGGACATTGTTATCAAAAGGCTACATCGATTGCGAAACCACTGTGTCTATGACTGAACAACAGGCCCTTAATTACGCCCACACACTGCTTGATGCAGTTGATGATGTGAAAAAATTTAAAAAAGATTTCAAAGAAAAATCTGCTACTACCAAATCATTAGAACAAGGAGATTGTGTATGACAGCCAACCCCAAAGGCTCATGGCCATTCGCTCCCAGCGATGCTCCAGAACCAACTGCTGAAGAACTAGAAAAACAACAGCTGGCAGAGAAACAGCAGCTGATAGAAGTTCTCAAGTTCACACCATGCACCTATAAAATATCAATGTGGGGCTACGGTGGCGAAAAGGTCATGGGCACAGTGAAAAAGAAAGTATGGAACTACTGCATGAAAAACAGCGTGGACCTGCAAGAAATAGCTTGGAGTGATGAAGACACTGTTCAGGAAGAAATGGGATTAGATTTAGATCAGTTACCGTTTACACCCGGACAGTGGTATGAGTGCGATGATATGGCACATGTCAATGGAGTAAGCCGAGGTGCCGGAACAGTACAGATTGAAAATGAAAAAGGTGACACAATTTTTGAAAAAAGTTTTGATGACTGTGATGGCGGTGATGGCAGCCCTGCATGGAGCTGTCAGGACGAGGTCTGGGTCGGCAGTCGTAAAAAAGGTGAAGTGGTGTTCATTGGTAGCTCCAACGAGAAAGGAACATTCTTTGAGGGAGAGTTTGAACTGCGAGCCCCGTTTGATATTGAAAAACTAGAACTCTACTACGATGAAGTTGACGGAGAAGAGATTGTGAACTCCGTGATGTATGACGGTGAAGAGATCGACAACAACGGTGGCTCAACCGACGGCAAGAGTTCAGACATGATTATGGTCATGCTTACAGACGACGAAGGCGGATTTGTACGATATTCTCCAGAAGAAAAGAACTGGGGACATCCTCCGATTGGTACTAGTCCAAGCGAATGGGAAAAGTCTGAAACGTTTAAGTTTAAAAAAGTCAAACCTACAATAGAAGGTTGGTATAGCTGTGTTTGGCGAAGCTATGGTACCACATACGGTACGGCATACTGGAACGGCACAGAATTCGGTGAATGGGAATACGGCAAGTTCAAACCAATCTCTGGTGTAGAAACCTGGAGTGGTTACAATTGGGACACAAGCTCATGGGTCAATCAACCTCCCGAGCCTGTGGATGCTATCTGCGATAACAAAGAATGCGGATGGGTAGGTATGCGCAGCGATATGCGTGAAGATGACGACTACAACAGTCATTGTCCAGAATGCGATGGCACAGAGTTTTCGTGGATTGACTATGATCCTAACACCAAAGAGGGTCGTGCTAATCGTAAAAAGTATTGTAAAGAATGGGATCCAGAAGTATCTATGAATAGAATTGTAAAATCACATGGATAAAGTTAGTAAAAGCCCTGATCGACATACCTTTCAAAAAGAGGGATATGTCAAACGACAGGAAGAAAAAGGAGAACCTATCAATGAAAATTATCTTGATTGGTTTGAACAAGTCTTAGAAGAACATAATAATAAGTTTAACGATCCCCAAAGCAGAATCAACAACATGGAGTACGATCTCCTAACCACTAATTGGATTTTGGAGAAAGTTCGTGCTCACGATGCATATGCTCAAAACTTGTATGCGGCAATGTGTAATAATGGATTCATTAGGCTAGAAGTCATTCCTGTACTTAAAGGTGAGGAATGGGGTTGCTCTTGGAGATATGCTGGCGGCATTGTAGCTGATATGCGACAACAAGGTGATTACATCGATTGGTATTGTTCGGGTATCCGAAATGATTATCAAGACGAAGAAGCTGGAAATTTATATGATCAGCGTAAATATGTACCCGAAGGTTGCATCACCGACGAGATCCGGAGTGATCTCCAACGTCTTGGCTGGGCCGTAGCGCCTGGTGGAGATTGGGAAAACTTTGAAAAAGGAGATTAATAATTTATTATGACCTGGGAACTTTATGAGGTCTGGTCTGAGGACGATATTGGACATCAGGAATTGGTAGAAACTACCAAGAGTTTGAAAGAAGCCAAAGAATTAGCTCAAAATACTTTGGAACTAGAAGGCATAGAAGCCGTGACCATATTCCAAGAATTGGACAACGGCGACACCGTGGAAATTGAACGGTTGACATTATATTAAATTGGTGCTATAATAACTATATTAATTACTGCACAGGAGCATAAATTGGCAACAAGCACTCGAGTTTCTAAAAAACATGTGGCCGAGCATCGTGCCAAGGCCGGTCGTGACCTGAGCCCTAAGTGGGACGGTCAAGAGGTAATGACCGCAGACCAATTCAATCGACACTTCCGTATAAGCATGGACTATTACAGATTGGAACACAGCGGCAAAGACCTTAAGCCTAAGGTCATAAACTGGATGAGCGTGAATGGCTACTCTAAGGACACTATCAAACAGTTCAAAGATACCAAAGACAATCGATGTTCTATCACAGTTGGGGCAGTTGCTGCCAATCTACTGCGTGGTATGCCTCCAGTGAGAGCAGATTTTAACGAAGGTCGTAACACAGCAGAATGGCTCAGCAAGGCTATTGCCAACATTATTGATGAAGGCAAACACGATGAACAGGAAGTAGAACTAAGCACAGCATCTAAACCTGCGATTATCCAACCCAGTATACAGGAACGCACTCAAGAAGCTGCCTTTAAAATGACTGAAGAGATCGAAGATGCTCTGGAATTATTCGCTGAAGATCCAGAAGCGTTTGATCCTAAAGCATTTAAGCTTCTAAATCTTCTAAGAGGTCGCCAGGTCAAGGCCGCACACGCTAGGATCATCAAGAATTGGTACCAGCGACAGCATGATGAATATGCGGAACTGCAAGAAGGTAAATGCGAACAACTCAAAGAAGGTTACAGCCATTTGACCAAAGCACAGATCAAAAAGATTGTGACATTCTACAATGAAATTCTTGCTGCCTGCGATATGCTGGCACAGGAAGCTAAGATCAATAAGAAGCCTAGGGCTAAAAAACCCACTGATAAATCTAAGTTAGTCGCCAAAATGAAACATCTCAAACAGGATGATAAATTAAAACTGGTCAGCATTAACCCACAGGATATCATAGGTGCTAAAGAATTGTGGGTGTTTAATACTAAAACTCGTAAAATAGGCAAGTATATAGCTGCCGAATTCAACGAGCTCGGTGTCAAAGGCACGAGTATTATAGGATTTGATCCAATAAAAAGTGTGCAAAAAACACTACGTAAACCAGAAGAACAGCTCAAAGAGTTCAAGGCTGCAGGCAAGGTACAGTTACGCAAGTTCCTAGACGATATTAAAGCTGTAGATATCAAGCTGAACGGTAGAATTAACGAAGATACTATACTGATTCGCATTCAATAATAACGTAGATCTACAGTAAAAACAGGCTTCGGCCTGTTTTTTTTTGCATTGATAAATACAATAATATATGCAATCTTGTATTATTTCGATTGTGAAAAAATGGAAACACATAAATGCCTAATCAACAATCTATAGATAACCTGTTAACTTCGTTTAGAGAAGTTTTAGAATCTGGCAAAGATGTCAATGTAGCGGAAGTGCCATTTATCATTATAAAAGGTGATATTGATGGCAAGGGCATTCTTTGGTCAGGACAAGGACATAATAAACAATTTTTATTTGCCTCTAAACCAGATAGATTTTTTGTATCTGAAAACATTGATTTAGCCAAAGGCAAAAATATATCAGTCAATAATATAAAACTGCTAGATGAAAAAGAACTAGGCGCTACTGTTACCAAAAGCAATTTACGTGAAGTTGGTCATCTTAAGGGATTGATTGTAGATGGCAGTATGAGAATTGATCAATACATAGTTTATGATAGTAATACCAATAGGTTAGGTATAGGAATTGAAAATCCTAATGCTGCTCTCAGCATTGCTGAGGACGGAGTAGAAATAATCCTAGGTACAACAAATGGAGTAAAGGGATTTGTTGGTACATTTGCCAGTCATAATCTAGATATCGTAACTGATAACACTCCAAGGATTTCTATCGAAGCTGGCGGTAATATTACACTAGGCAGCAATGTTAATAAAGTAACTGTGTTAGGAACATTAGGAATTAATGTTAACAATCCCGATCCGCGAGCTGCATTACATGTGAATGGATCAATTAAATTTAATAACAAAATACATCTCAGCGATAATAATTTTCCAACTTCTGGTCATTACACTGTTGGAGATATCGTCTGGAACAATCAACCAGCCGCTGGCAGATTCGTAGGTTGGGTATGCGTGGTTGAAGGAAGTCCTGGTCTTTGGAACGGATTCGGAAGAATTGAATAATGTCTCGAGCTGTGGTACTCGGCAACGGCGAAAGCCGTAGAGACATAGACCTAAGCTCATTAATCGTAGACACACTGATTGGTTGCAACGCCATTCACAGAGATATCACCGTTGATCACTTGATCTGCTGTGATAGACGAATGGCTGATGAAGCTGTAGAAAATTCTCAGACCAAAAACACGTCGATCTATGTGAGACCTTCATGGTTTCATTACTTCAGAAAAATACGTAAACACAAAAACATAAAGGTCTTGCCTGACCTTCCCTATAAGGGAGAGCACAAAAAGGACGATCCCGACCATTGGGGCAGCGGTGGATTCGCTGTGTTGTTGGCCGCAGCATTGGAATACTCTGAAATAGAACTTATCGGGTTTGATCTGTATCCTGTCAACTCTGCTGTGAATAATATCTACAAGGGCACAAAAAATTATGCTAGATCCGATGCACAACCTATAGATTATTCATATTGGGTCTATCAGATCAACCGCGTGTTCATGTGTCATCCCAATCAAAAATTCATTATTAGAAATCACAGAGATTGGAACATGCCTCGAGAATGGCAGAAAAATAACGTAGAATTTATTGCGTTATAAATAACTTGATAGTATAATAAATTATACACACAGGCACAGCGGACTTTTACGTCATTCATCCCGCTTTATAAACTCTGCATGTCGTCAAACTTACTCGCTTTATGCATAGGAGGCAAGAGATGGCGAAATATCTTTCAACAAAAACTTACGGCAATGATAGAGGTCTGTCATGCTGCTTTAGACAATGGCGTGCCACGCACAGTCATTGCTCATTATTACACGGATACTCAATCGGAATAAGATTGATTTTTGAATGTGACACTCTTGACGAAAAGAATTGGGGCATGGACTTCGGTGGCCTCAAAGACTTTAAAGCCTGGGCCGATCACATGTTTGATCACACTACCGTGATCGCTGAAGATGATCCTTTACTAGATCGTTTCAAAGAGATGAGTGGATGGAGTTCAAATCCAGAACACGATGGTAGGCCAGAACGTGTACAAGTAGAACCATATCGCAGATCTGGTGTTTGTGATCTACGTGTTGTTCCGGGAGTAGGCTGTGAAATGTTTGCTAAATTATGCTATGACAAGATGGATTGGTTGTTGAAGAACGGTAACCATCGTTATCCGCTGAATCCAACAGTGCGTATAAAATCTGTAGAAGTATTTGAACACGCAGGCAATTCTGCCACATACGAAGGCGACATTCCTATTATACGTGAGTGTTGAATGAACAGTCTTGAACGTATATGGGCCCGGGCGACCGGGCACCTAATGGGGCAAACGGATGACGATCGTCCCGATGTTCCTATCCTTACTGTTCGTGAAGCAAGAATAGCACTGTTCTTGAAAACTTTTTGGGTCATCATTCACGTTATCACCTGCCTGTTTATTATTGCCAACGTTATTAGGCATTGGTAAATAGTTTTATGCGTACATTTGCCATAAACAGAATCGTTGCCAGCAACGAAAACAAAATATTTCTAATCGCTGGCCCTTGCCAGATAGAAAGCCAAACTCATGCAGAACAAACTGCCGGCACCATAAAAGAAATCTGTGACGAGCTGGACATTGATTTAGTCTATAAAAGCAGCTTTGACAAGGCCAATAGATCAAGTCTGGGCACTCGACGTGGTATTGGCATTGACGAAGGATTAAAAATCCTCAACAGCATCAAACATGAATTTGGTATTCCTATATTAACTGACATACACGAAACGTATCAGGCACAGCTAGTAGCAGATGCAGGTATAGATGTTATACAGATTCCTGCATTCTTGTGTCGTCAAACTGATTTGTTATTGGCTGCAGGTGCTACTGGTTGTGCCATCAATGTCAAAAAAGGTCAGTTTCTTGCGCCACACGATATGAAAAACGTTGCGGCGAAGATTGCCTCAACTGGTAATGAACGCATTATGTTATGCGAAAGAGGATACACCCATGGATATAATAATCTTGTTGTGGATATGCGCAGTCTACCCATTATGGCAGGCACCGGGTATCCAGTGGTCTTTGATGCCACTCATAGTGTCCAACAGCCTGGAGGAATGGGGGAACGATCAGGTGGAGACCGGACTATGGTACCCTACCTAGCGAGAGCTGCTGTAGCTACCGGATCAGTAGCTGCTGTGTTTGTGGAGTGTCATGAAGATCCAGATAATGCTCCCTCAGATGGACCTAATATGATTCCATTAAATCAGTTAAAGAAGTTATTAAAAGACTTGGTGGCCATAGATGGAATTGTCAAAAGAAGAACGTAAAAGGATCAAGCGCGAAGCCAAAGCCAGAAAGGCCGCACAGCAATATGCAGCCATAGTGGCTGATCTCGATCCTAATACTAAGATCACTATCCTATGTGTGAGATTCGGCAACAAATACGGACGCGAATACGTAGAAAGACTACGCAACATGATAGCAAGGCATATCACTATTCCTTATGAACTGGTATGTCTTACAGATGACCAACATCCCATAGAGGGTGTTCGCAACATCGTCCAGCCTAATGCCAACTATCCTAAAGGTTGGTGGCACAAGGTACACATGTTTGATCCTGATCTACCCTTGAGGGGTCGAGTATTATATTTCGATCTAGATGTGGTTATCCATGCTAACATAGACAAACTCACGGTATATTGTCCCGGACAATTCGTAGGCATACATGATTTCAATAGAAAATTCTATGCTTCATGGCGATATCTCAACAGTTCTGTAATGGCCTGGGAACACGGCACACAGACACATATCTGGACTCAGTTCCAAACCAATCCTAGAGATGCACAGCGATTGCAGGGAGATCAGGATTGGATCTGGAAACTGTGTCAGAATTCAATCAAATTTTGGCCTAGAGAATGGATCCAAAGTTACAAATGGGAAATCCGAAATCGCAGTGAACTCACCATGAACAACGGCAAACGCACATTCGCCACTGTTCGCAACGATGTTATCCCGGATCCAGAATGCTCAGTGGCGGTGTTTCACGGCGATCCAAATCCCTGTGCGGTACAGGATAAGTTTGTAGTTGACAACTGGTGCTGATGATGTTATACTTGTAGTATGAACACTACATACAGACGTATAGGCTTTGCCTGCAAATGGATCAATGATCCTTCCGAAGTTAACGGAATGAAAATTAACGCTCGCGATCGCGACTTAAATACAGGCTCAACCACAGTTAGATGGTTGCGTGAACATCCTCAAGAAGCAGAACAGCGGCTTTGGGATTTGATGGAGCGAAACATAGAAGCCTGCTACAAATTAGTCAGCAGGGTAGGAACATTAGATGAAGATCTTAGAATGGTACGACTCAGTAGTGATATATTGCCTGTATACACTGAGCCTAGTTGGAAGTGGTTTTGGCGGCAGCCCGATGTTCGGAACTATGCCGAAAGAAATTTTAGCCGAGTGGGTGAACTGGCCCGTGAGAATCGTGTTCGGCTTAGTTTTCATCCTGGTCAGTTCACTGTGCTGGCTAGCGATAATCCAGGTATTGTCGATCGCTCAATAGAAGAATTTGAGTATCATGTAGATATGGCTCGTTGGATGGGCTATGGCAAAACATTCCAAGACTACAAGATTAATGTGCATATTGCTGGCCGACAAGGACCGGACGGTATTCGACGTGCGTTACAACGAATGACTCCCGAAGCTCGCAACTGTCTTACCATTGAAAACGACGAAATGACCTGGGGAATCGAAGATAGCCTTGAGCTAGTCAATGACTGCGCACTTGTATTAGACATTCATCATCATTGGATTAAAACTGGAGAATATATTGAACCGACTGACGACCGTGTTAAAAGGGTTATTGATAGCTGGCGTGGTGTTCGGCCTGTCATACATTATAGTGTTTCACGGGAAGACTGTCTTGTTGAGCATCCCGGACACATCCGCCCCGATCTTTCGACCCTCTTAGAACAGGGTTACAAGAAAGCTAAACTCAGAGCGCACAGTGAGTTTTATTGGAATTCTGCGGTCAATGCATGGGCACTGACTTTCAGAAATCAGTTCGACATCATGTGCGAATCAAAAGCAAAAAATCTTGCTTCGTTTACGTTATACGAACAGGCTAAAAAGATTACTGTCGAGCCGCTGGTTTGCGACCGCGAGTTGTTGCTTTCTTAGCAGCTGCCTTGGCTTTTGTAGCTACTTTTTTAACTTCTGTTTTAGCCTTGTCAACAACCACCGCAGCGTCTTTAGCATCTACTATCCCGTCCTTGTTTACATCGGCAGCAGCTTTGACACCTTCTACCACATTTTGAACAGAAGTTTTAGCATCAGCAAGATCTACCTTACCGTCATTGTTTACATCAAGAGTCTTAGAACTTCTGTTGAAATACACAAGAGCACCGATAACAACTACGACTGCAATCGCTAATAACATTTCCATAATGAATTCTCCTTGGAGTTGTATTTAGTACTTGCCCACAGGCAAAGTCGTACTAGCGGGCATATCCCAGATTTTTTTCTGCTCTACTCCTATTCGTTGAGCAAATCTTTTAGCGTCACACTCTGTGCAGCAATGAAAATAATTGTTGCTGAGACGCTTCTTATCCATGTGTTTGAGATCACGGGTAAACTCTGAGTCACAGCTGTCGCATCTCAAAATCACTGCGATTTTGTTTCTCACATATTCATGCCGATGACCTAGTTTACTGAGTCTAACATAATGATTCTGTTGGATTTCTGTTTTGATAAACATCGTGTATTTACATTAGGCTTATAAAACTTTGGGCTAAATACACTCAGCAACTGCTAATCCTAGGAAAAACTATGGCAAGAAAGACAATTGATATCGGTGCTATTGGCAATGATGGTACCGGTGATAGCATAAGAGATTCATTCAGAAAAGTCAACGACAACTTCCGTGAACTTTATAGTTCTCTAGGGCTAGGTGAAAACCTCACTTTTATCGGCCTAGATGACACTCCGGAAACATATGTAGGTCAGAACGATCCTGTTACCGGATCCACTCCATTAGTTACTGTTAACAACACAGAATCCGGATTGTCGTTTAAGCGATTGATCGCAGGTGCAGGAGTCAGCATAGACTTTACCACCAATCCCAACGAAATCACTATCAACAGCGAATTTTCAGAAATAGTAGCTGATCCTACTCCTCAGTTAGGAGGTGACCTATCCATGAGGTCGGGTGGAAATCAATACAGAATTATTGATGCTGGAACAACAATATCTCCGTTAAGCCCCATCTACAAACATGAATTGGTTAACAAAAATTATGCAGATTCAAAGATAGCTCGAGCAGGAGTTTCTGCTGTTAACCCAGAAACAGGACTAGTAGACGGTTCTTTTGGTACTATGAGTGGTCCGCTGATACTATCACGCAGTCCCGAACCCGACGACGACGAACTTTACGGTGGATTGATCGCAGCCACTAAACAATACGTTGATTCATCTGCATTTGGTAGTTCAGTGAATCTTTATGTGGCTCTAAGTGGTTCTGATGATAGACCCGGTGTTTCCAAAGCTCTACAGGGACGAGCGTTGGCTTATGCTTATCGAACACTAGAAGCTGCACTAAAACGTGCAGAAGAATTGGTTCTAGAAGGTCCGGCAGAAATCGGACCTTATAAAAAGATATTAACATTTAATAATGGTCTAGGCACATGTACGTTGGATGGTATCGGCGAAGCTCCCGGATCGGGTTCGGGATTTTCTGGTATACTGAGAATGAGTATAGACACTGCCGAACTCAACGGAGTAGGAACTAACTATTTTCCAGGTGATATACTATCAGTAGTTGGTGGTACCGGCACTGGCACAGCCACAATACAGGTGTTAACAACTCTCACAACGCCAGGTGCTATATCTACATTTAAAATAATATCTACCGGAATATACACTGCACTACCTGGAACAACCGCGATATCTACCGTCATTTCAACATCTGCAGCACCTGTGGGCATTGGTGCTATTGGCACTGGAGCATCGTTTGATCTAACCTATAAGGTAGCCTCAGTCTCTATCGCTCCTGGTGGCGGTGGCTCAGGCTACGGTTTAGTATCTGTGCGCATTACAGGTGGTGGTGGTAGTGGTGCATTTGGTACTGCTGTAGTTACTAGTGGGGTAATCACAAGTATCACTATCACTGATAAAGGATCAGGTTTTACTTCCTTGCCAACTCTGCTAGTTAATCTGCCTCGATTTAGGATTCGCACAGATGGATACCGAACTGATTTCACCGGAGACGTTTTAACTAATACTCCCGAAGCTATACGTGGTCGAGATATTCGTGAAGGTCTGTTTCTTCGAGGAGAAACTTCTGGCGCCTTGGCGCAGATATTATCACACACAGGTGCCTTAGACAGCGATGGCAATGAAATATTCGACGTTGACATAAAATTTGGTAACTTTGTAACTGATGAAGTTATATCCTACGGTGACATCAGTAAAAGTATTCAGATTTCCATCTTGGTAGAAAGCGGAGAATACTATGAAAACTATCCGTTAAAGGTACCACAAAACTGTTCTATTGTTGGTGATGAATTTCGTAGAGTGATTTTTAGACCATTACCAGGCGTAAGTTCGAGTCCTTGGGCGTTTCAAAAATTCCGTAGAGATCTGGTCATAGATGGATTAACTACTGCTAATAAACTGTTTGCCTATCACTATCTGTCAGACACAGATGCACCAGTGTATCCGCCTATTAATAATCCCGGAAACTACGACTCGGCTGCTACACTATTGGATTTAAACAGAACATTCCTACAAAATGAAATCACTGCTTGGATCAACAACAATATTGATGTAGCCGGTGTCGGTTCAATCTGGTACAATTTTGAATATCTAGAATCTAAATGTCAACGCGATATCGGATTAATTGTAGATGCCATTGTGTTTGACCTCAAGTATGGCGAATATAATCGCACAGTCAGTGCTGCACTGAAATATTATCAAGGTGCTAGTGCTCAGTATGCGATTACTGTACAGCTAGAACAATATCAGGAAGTATTGGTTAAACTCAACCAATTGATGCAGAGTATTATAGATAATACTGAGATTACCCCAGTTTATAACCCTACGTTCCCACAGATCATAGATCAAGCATTTGTTGCAGAAGTGGGTGCGGACAGTGTTGTTTCTAGCCTTATCACTGCTATTGATAATATCATTGATGAAAGTGGACCCGGATTTGGCAGCGTAAATCAACCCAAAAACAACGAAGAGATGGATGTGTTCTTGGCTAATGATGCTGTGCGCTGGCAGGCTATTACCGCACAAGGACATGGCGGATTCATGGGAATATTAGATCCTACAGGCCAGATATTGGCCAAGTCACCATACTTCCAAGAATGTGCTTCATTCTCAAGAAGCAAAGATCGTCAAGTATTTGCAGGTGGTATGTTTGTAGACGGGTTCACCGGCAATCTGCAATTCCGTCACAATACTACCAGCGGAGATTTTCTCACACTAGGTGTGTCAGGACTGGCTAGATTCCCTCAACTGCCCTGTTCTTTCTTAGTAGATGATTCGGTATTCCGTGTAAACTATGTTAGAGATTTTGTGTACGATCCCGCTGGATCTTCGGCTAATCTTGTATTAGACGATATAAACCCATTTACTCGTGCAGCAGGCACACAGACCTGTACCATTAGCTTTGCGTCGCCGGCAGTGATAACCAGAGTAGCCCACAGACTACAACCTGGCGCTACTGTGGTGTTCAGTACCACAGGCACACTACCTGGCGGGATAGTCGCTGGCCAGGAATATTTTATAGCTGAAGATGGACTTACTAATAACACCTTCAATATCAATGCCGCATTTGGTTCAACTGTTAAAGTAAACACAACCAGTGCTGGTTCGGGTGTTCACAGCTATCAACGAATCTATGAGATCTTGATGCCAGGTAACAGATCAATGCTGTGTAACGACTTTACACAGATTAACGATTTAGGCTACGGTATCTGCGCCATCAATGGCGGGTTGGTAGAAGCTGTGAGCATGTTTACTTACTATTGCCACATCAGCTACTATAGTGTCAATGGCGCACAGATCAGATCAATAGGAGGATCAAGTGCGCATGGTAATTATGCCTTGGTAGCAGAAGGATTTGATCCACTAGAAATTCCTACTCCGACCAGTGTGTTTGAAGAATTCGCACAGAGAGTCAAATGTTATTTTCCGAACTCAGTCTATGAAAATACTCTAAATGGCCTGTTCATCTATATCTACGGTTATGATTATCTACCATTAAATGCTTCAGAACTAGAAGTAGATCACGGCGGAATTATCGTCAGATATCCTATTACTACTGTTGCTCAAGAAGACTCATTCCCCGCAGGTGTAGCTCGTTTGAACCTGACTACAGGATCGAGCGGAGCAGAAAGCGACGGTCTGTTTGCTATTGTGCCTGACAATACCGTGATGACCCTAAGAAACAATGGACAGATCGTACTTACTGGTGGTCTTGAGAATGTAGCTGTGCGTCCATCAACTGGTCTTAAACTACGAGAAACCAGTAACACGGTATATCGTGTACTGCTGTTTACGTCCATGGAGGACACCACCGGACCTTATCCGGTTAGTATTACCAATGCATCTCCTGCAGTGATTAAGATTTTAGTGACCGTGAACACTATCACAGATAATCTCGTAACCACCCAACAGAATCACAAACTAAAATTAGGTGATAAGTTCATACCTACTTCTACCGCTAATGGGTTTGTCAGTGGAACTACGTATTACGTGATCTCAGTTCCAGAAGCCAATCAGTTTACTGTCAGCACTTCGTCAGGTGGTAGTGTACATGCCCTTGTTAACGGTAGCGGATTAACCATACAGGGTGTAAAGACACACAAGCTAATAGAAAATTACACAATTAGTTTTAGATCCACAGCTGGATTCACTGCCACCATCAGCGGTACCACACTCACTATTGTTAGTTTGACATTCGGTACCATCGCTACTGGTATGACCTTGACTGGTCTTGGCATCACTGCTGGGACCACAATCAGCAGTGGGTCTGGCTCAACCTGGACCATTAACAACAGTCATACGATAGCATCACCGTTGTCAATGATCTTAACTGGAGCAGTTCCTACCGGCATCACTGCAGAAACTGAATACTATGTGTTGCCCGACGGTCTCACAGATACAGAATTCCGTGTCTCCGCTACAAAAAATGGAGTGGCAATCAATACTAGTTCTGTAGGCCTAGGTACATTCACACTCACGCATGAAGGTCTGACCAAGACCAATCTCAGAGAAAACTATGACTATGTAGAATTGACTCTTAATGTACCAGGTGACACTGCCATCTATAATCTGGTAGCCTCTGACACCACTGTGACCACTAATTTAATTACTCTCAGTACCATTAGTTATCAGGTTAAACCAGGCATGCCTATAGTGTTTGCAGGCACTACATTCGGTGGCATTACAGCCAGCACCGTATACTATGTAAGGTCGAGTCCATTTAGTGCCAACATTCCAATTGCCACAGTAGAGAGATCCGGTGCTACTGCTACCATAGTAACATCAGTAAATCACGGTCTGGCTTCTGGACAAACTGTAGATATCAACACTACCGGTACTGCACTAGATTCAGACAACGCAGTGGTAATCACGGTGACTAACGCTACTACCTTTACCTATACATCAGGAGTAAGTGGAACCATTACTCTGGTGGCTGCTGCTGCAGGACGTGTGGTTCCAGATTCAAAGATCACTGTCAGCGCTACACAAGGCGGTGCCACCTTAACTCTAAGTACAGCTTCGGGTACAATGACCGCGGTGGCTGGAGGAGAACTGGGTGCCACAATCACTATTGCTACGCCCGGTGTGGTCACTGTCACTGCTCACGGTTTTGCTGTCGATGATGTTATCTGTTTCAAAACCACAGGTGCACTACCTGGAGGTGTAAGTACAAACATCAATTATTTCGTGCAATCTACCCCCTCACCTGATACGTTTACACTAGCAGTGACCCCCGGAGCAGCAAGTGGGATTGCTACTACTGGTACCCAGATCGGTACACACACCGTTACCAGAATATTCGGTAGAGCGGGAGATACACAATTTCCAGTTGTAGCTGTGCCAGATCAAAATATCAGCAGGCTCACTGGTGGTAAATTGATGTTCAAAGGTGAGGAGTACGTAGTCTCACAGTATGATGCGTTAGCTGTGACCAATACTACTTTTGCAAGAGTATATTTGAATAGACCATTAGTAGATAGTTTGATAGCATATCGAGATAGTTATACTGCCAAAGTGGCGGTGCCTATAAGATCAAATGGTGCTCTAGGTAACTTAACTATACGTATTTCTCTGACTCGTGTAACCAGTCATGATCTCTTAGAAATAGGTACAGGATCATATGCAGACACTAACTATCCCAAAGAAATTTATGGCCAAAGCGTAAACGCTCTTAACGAAGACACTGAGGTCGAGGAACGAGATGTTGGTCGTGTATTTTATGTTACCACTGATCAATTTGGTAATTTCTCTGTGGGTCCATACTTCAGAGTTGACCAAGGCACAGGCTCTGTGACCTTTGCTGCCAGCATCGCGCTGAGCAATCTAGACGGTATTGGTTTCAAACGTGGCGTACCTATTAGTGAATTTTCAACTGATTCGGGATTCACTGACAACGCTACTGATACTGTGCCTACAGAAAATGCTGCACGTATCTATATCGAAAGAAGATTAGGCATGCAACACGACGGATCAGCTGTGTCTAGTGGGCAGTTAATTCCTTCAATCACAGGTGGTTTCATGGCCCTTAATGGCACGTTGGCCATGAAGGGAACCATGCAGATGGACAACAACAAGATCGTTAGTCTTGGAGATCCTACGGATCCACAGGATGCTGTAAATCTACGCAGCTTGACAGCAAGTAATTTGCAAGACTATACTGTAACTAATGCTAAGGCAGGAGATACTCTAGTATTCACTGGTTCAGGTGATGCTGCTATAAATGCCAGCGTAATTGGTGATATTGCCTTTGAGCTTACAACAGGAGTGGATTCTGCACTTAATCAGATTAATGCACAGATTGTGGCAGGTTCGATCATTAATAGTGATATTAATGCTGCTGCTGCTATTGCATATAGTAAATTAAATCTTGCAACTAGCATAGTAAACGCAGACATAAACTCTGCTGCTGCTATTGCATATAGTAAATTAAATCTTGCAACCAGCATAGTAAACGCAGACATAAACTCTGCTGCTGCTATTGCTGTTAGCAAGTTAGAAACACTGGCTCCAGATACTTTAGTAGGTAATTCATCAGTGACTGCTTCTACGCCTAGCGCAGTAGCATTCAGCACTGTGGTAGACGAAGGCGGATCCATAAAGAAAACACAATATTCTAGTGTGGGATTTCTCAAACGAGTTAGTGGTGTTAGTAGTACCGCAGACGTAAATTATAGTATAATAAACTCTTCAGCAGGATCATCTGCATTAGTCGGAGCATCGGAGCTCATAGCCAGAGACTCAAATGGAGACTTTGGTGGTCGAACCATAGACGTACAGAGTATCAAGATTGATACCAACTTGTCCATAGACACAGATGTAGTGGGGGGTTCTGGTGGTTATATTCGATACTACGGGTTTAATTCGGTAGGCGGAATATTAATCCAAAGTGATACTGCAGTTTCCGCCAACAATAAAATTGCATATTGGAATGATTCACATGAATTTAAGAACAAGACTGGCGCAGCAAACGCACCTATAATTTGTTCAACTATTACGGCGACCACTGCACAGATTACAGAAATAACCACTGGTGGTAACACCACAGCAGGTACAATAACAGGAAGATGGACACTCACCGGCACTTCGCCTAATGAATCGAGACTTCAAGCCACATACTCTGCTGACCTAGCAGAAAACTACGAAGGTGATGAACAGTATGAAGTAGGTACTGTACTGGTGTTTGGCGGTGACAAAGAAGTCACTGTTAGCACCGTAAAAGGTGATACCCGAGTAGCAGGTGTTGTTTCTAATACCGCTGCCTATACCATGTTTGAAGCCTGTCCGGGATTGAAAAATCTCGTGGCCCTACAGGGACGTGTGCCCTGCAAGGTAGTAGGAAAGATTAAGAAAGGTGACATATTGATAACTTCAGGAATAGCAGGTGTGGCAGTAGCTGCCAGCGGAGATATCAAGGTAGGTACAGTGGTCGGTAAAGCCATCAAAGACTACGATTCAGACCATATTGGATTAGTCGAAATAGCAGTAGGGAGAACATAATGGCAGCAACATTTTTAGGGTCTATCACAGGAACTACCCTTACTGTAACTTCGTTGGTATCAGGTACGATCACAGTAGGAAATGCTCTGTATGGTACTGGAGTATTACAAGGTACTTTTATCGTTTCTGGATCAGGCAGTTTATGGACTGTGAATTTATCACAGACTGTGGTTTCAGATGGCAGCAGTTTAATCACAGCCACCGCATTTAATAACAACATATCACCAGGAGCACCTCCATTATTATGGAGTGATGTTAATGAAGCATTCACACTGATCAATGAAAATTTTGATGTTATAATCGCTACTATAGGTGGCGGAAGCGGCCTTACACCTATAAACTTTGAAACTCTCGATACTGACCTTCGTCCAACCACAGATAATCTACGCAGTCTTGGTAGTGTTACGAATCGTTGGAAGTCAGTTTATACCAGCGAACATACTTTAGTTGATCCAACAAACGGTGTATTTCTAGGAAATGCACAGATCAAAGGTATCGGTCTGACAGTTAATCTTCCAGCCAATTCTACTATCGGGGGAGATCCCATAACTGGTATTGGCACCAGCCTGATCATAGATCCAGAAAAGACATTCTTTAAAACCATCGAAGTTGATGCAGGCAACAGTGTGGTGGCTACAGAATTTGGTGACACTCTAAACTTGATCAGTGGCAGTGGAGTCAGCATGATGGTAAGCTCGGGTGCAGACTCAATCACTATCTCAAACACAGGTGTGCTGTCAGTGGCAGCTGGATCTGGAATAAGTGTTGCTACTGTGAGTGGCACATCCACAATAACCAATGCTGGTGTGCGTAGTCTACAGAGTACTACTGCACTGCCCTCAGGTAGAACCACAGGCGCTGGCATTAATATCACTGCAGGCACTGGTGACAACATCAGAGTTACCAACACCGGAGTGATCACGATATCGTCAGGTGTAGGTATCACCGTGAGTACAGATGCTGCCACAGGTGATGTCACTATCACAAACTCTGCACCAGCGGTCAATGCATTCACCCAGATTGAAGTCAATGGTGATAGTGCTAATAGATTACAGGCTGATGCAGTCAGCGACGTGCTGAATATCACCAGCGGTGAAGGAATAACGCTTACCAAAGATCCTGCTACAGATACTCTAACTATCACAGTCAATCCAGTGTTTGATCTACGAGGTTCGGTGTTTGCTGATGACTCAACTGTGATGGTAGATGCTGTGGCTGGTGTGTTACGAGGTAACTTTATTGGTTCGGTATTTGCAGATAATAGTTCGCAGATCATAGATGGCAACACTGCCACAGTCTACGGTAACATTGAAGCCACAACATTAAGAACGTCAGAACCGAGAATAGTGTTAGGATACCTAGCTGGATCTACTGGAGGTAGTGGTGCAGTTATAACAATAGGATCACTAGCAGGTGCAACAAACCAAGGCACAGGAGCTATGGCTATTGGCCCGTATGCGGGTCATACCAATCAAGGTATATCAGGAATGGCCATAGGTCCGTACGCAGGTTATACTGGTCAGGGATTAACTACTCTAGCTGTAGGTGCATACGCAGGACAAACTAACCAAGGCAACGTGGCTTTGGCCATTGGAGCATTTGCTGGTAATGATGGTCAGGGGACTAATGCAGTGGCAATAGGACCTTATGCGGGCGGAACCAATCAAGGAGCCGGTTCTATCGCTATTGGGTTGTATGCTGGATCTCTTAATCAATCTGCTAACAGTATAGTTTTAAATGCCAGTGGAGTTGCATTAAACGGATCTGCAGCAGGACTTTATATTGATCCTATTAGATCAACAACAAGTTCTGCTAGACCAGTAGTGTATGATTCTGGTACCAAAGAATTGTTCTATACATCTACATTAGAATTTATTAACAGCACTATTTCAACCAGTGATTCATCAGGTCTTATTGTAGATGTACAAACAACATTCAACACAGACGTTACTTTTGAAAACGATATCATTGTAGCTGAAAGGTTAACTGTAAAAGGCAGTAGAGTTATCAACTTAACTGAATTACAAGCTATAACGGCGGCAAGCACAGACTTTGCTGACTTCCAGACTAGAATAGCAGCATTGGCATAACGGAGCGACAAATGGCAAAACAATCAATAAACGTAGGCACCACAGCTAATGATAAGAAAGGCGATAGCCTACGAGCTGCCTTTGTAAAAGTCAATGCTAACTTCACAGAACTATACAAGGCTGTAGGGCTTGCTGACACAGGACAAGATACTGCATTAACATTTGTAGGCAGTACTATCGGCACTGATGATAGTTCAAGTATTGTGATTGATCGTGCAACTACTGTCTCCAGCAACCTGTCAGTGGGTGGAGACATTCTGCCACAGACTGCTCTTGGTGGCGATCTAGGCTCAAGCACACTGCCTTGGCGCAGCCTGTATGTCAGCAACAACACAATTTATATTGGTGGCACAGCGGTAGGAATAGATGCTAATGGTAATTTAACAGTCAGCGGCAGTCAAGTAAACACTCCGAGCAGTACATTAGTCAACGGTGCCAACACATTGAGCCTCGGATCAGATGGTGTGTTAACACTGCCTGGTGGTCGTACCCGTATTGGCACATTGCTGGGATCAGATGCTATTATAGCCAACGAGGACACAGCATTTGGTGTTGTAGCACAAGGAACAAATGGCACAGTTCAACTGGTGTGGGTAGAAGATCTAGAAAATTTTTATACCAGCAACATAGCGGCTGTATATGTAAATTCTGGAGGTCCAGGTAGTGTTAGAATAGCAACAGGTGCCAATAGCGGCCCTGGACCCAATCACTGGGAGTTTAACGATGCTGGTGCATTAACATTTCCACAAGGCACCACAATTGCCACCGCTGACGGCTCAAATGCATTTGTCATAGACGGTGCTGTTGACAAAGATGTTCAAATATATACCTACAGTGGTGAGACTGCTCGCGGATGGACCTTTGGCACAGATGGTGATCTAGAGATTCCCGGCGATATCAAGAGCAACGGCAATATCAACATTGACATCAACTTGGCAGACTCAACACTGCGTAGATGGCAGTTTGGTGAAGATGGCAATCTTGAAACTCCGGGTGGTATACAGGTCGCAGGTATTCTCAAGATAGACGACGGAGTACACGAAAAGTTACAAACTAAGGCAGATGCCACAGGTACAGTAACACACGATTGTTCATTAGGTCACATATTCTATCACACAAGCCCAGATGCCAATTGGACAGCAAACTTTCTTAATCTAAATTTATCTAGTGGCTATGCCACCTCAGTTACCTTAGTTATAGAACAAGGTGCTACAGGTTACTACCCTAGTGCGTTTCGGATAGACTACATGGTTCATGCTATTAAATGGCAGGGCAATACCACACCAACACCGAGCACCAACAGAACTGATGTGGTTACTTTTAGCATTATCTGCACAGCTACTGATACCTACACAGTGCTGGGACAACTAACAGGATTCTAACATGCTGGGTTCATTCACAGGCACATTCAAGTTTGGTCGACGCCGTCGTCTCTCACTGCTACCAGCAGGCTATGTTACTCTAGCTGGGTTGACATGGGCTCCTATGACCACAGGTGGAACTTATGCAGCAGCTCAAACCCACGCCGCAAACTTCACAGGTCTAGGCTTTTCAGCAGGCACATGGCGAACGGCCACAGTTGCGGAAATTCAAAGTCTTGCATCAGTACTCAGTTATGCTGACGCTCAAAGTGTTTATGGGTGGGTATTTTCAAGTCATGCTTACAATATTTGGACTTCAGAGTCTGGGCGTGTTGTTAATTTTTTTACAGGGGCCAATGTTGGAACTTCAAATACTAATAATTTCAATTTTCTAGTTTGCAAAACTCCTGCATGATTTGGATGCTAATAAACGGTAAATATACTAAAGAGAGCGTGTTATGACAATTCAAACAATTAATATCGGCAATGTGGTAAATGATGGCCTAGGCGATGATCTACGCACGGCTTTTCAAAAGGTAAATGCTAACTTCAGTGATTTAAATTCGCAATTGACCATCACTGCTGTGAACATCAATGACACTGGCGTAGGTGTGTTTAAAGAAAAGGCAGGCACAGAACTGCGATTTAAAAAACTGGTCAGCGGTACAAAAATGCTGCTTACTGACACAGACACCAGCATAGTGGTTAACAGCACAGCTCCAGATGCATTTATCAGAATAGACACTGACGCCGGGGTGATGTTAGCCAGCACACATCAACAGATCACTATAGCAGGTACGGCAGCTCCGGGGTCTACCACCAGCGTCAAAGACATTGAGGTCACGGCGTTTAATTCTACTCTGTCAATAAAGACCATTATACCTGTCACAGACATATTAACCTCATATGATTTTGGCGCTATCACCGGTACTCTTAATAACTCCATGCAGGCGCTGTTCGCAGCATCTAATATGGACTTTGGCACAATTACTCTGCCAGGCAGATTTGATCTAGACTGCGGCAGCATTGTTTAAGGTGAAATCTAGATGATAACCTGGATCACTCCCGCTGGCAGTCTAGGCATACTCACCGAACGTATCATAGTCGATCTGCCATTGTCTGCCACTAGCGATCTTGGCGCAGTCACCATGACACTGTTGGCAGGTGCCCTGCCTAGAGGTCTCAGACTCAACAATAATGCTATTAAAGGTTCGCCTACTGAGGTCAAGGTCTACACCACCAGTAAATTTGTGATCCGAGCTTCTGATGGTGTAGACATAGAAGACCGCACCTTCAGCATGACAGTGGACGGATCGGATGCTCCTATATGGTTAACACAAGAAGGATTCCTTAACATAGGTCCTGCTGAAGCCTACTTTGTCTTAGACAATGCTCAGGTTAACTTTCAATTAGAAGTCGCTGACACAGATTTAATCGCCGGTGATCAGTTGGAATTTTATCTAGTACCTAACGGCGGACTACTACCTCCAGGTTTATCTCTGAGCCGAACGGGAGTAATTTCTGGTTTCACTGATCCTATATTTGCTCTAGAATATCTTAGAGATGCATCTGGAGGCTACGATACGGCACCTTTGGATGTAGCTCCATTAGATTTCGTTGAAGCTAGATCCAACGGGTTTGATACATTTGTCTATGATTCACAATATTTTGACTACAACGAGCCCAGCCGATCACCTAGAAGACTCAGCAGAATCTACACATTTATTGTAGCTGTCACTGACGGTGTACATACAGAAACTAGATTGTTTAAGATCTATGTGGTAACTGAAGAATTTTTACAGGCAGATAACTCCATTGTACAGGTCGATACCAATCTGTTTACATCAGATGCTAATAGCAATCGAACTCCTATATGGATTACTGAAAGTGATCTTGGGCGATTCCGAGCCAACAATTACGTAACTATTTTTCTAGATGTGTATGATCCTCCTACTTTGACTGGAACTATAACATATTTTCTATTACCCACTAACGCAGACGGATCACTAAGTCAACTTCCCCCAGGCATGGCTCTAGACAGTGTCACTGGAGAAATAGCGGGACGTGTGCCCTATCAGGCCAGAGTATCAAGAACTTATAACTTTACTATGCGGGCTGCTAATTTTACCAGCATCTTGGCCTATTCTAATTATACACTTAAAGGCACATGGAACAACAGCACCGCTTATCTAGTCAATGATGCTGTGATATATCTAGGACTGATCTATATCTGTACTGTGGCACATCGCAATCGACTGCCCACAGATGTAGAATTCTGGATCGCGGGGGTTTCAACCGCTGACAAACAGTTCACCGTGGAAATAGTAGGCGAAATTGACAGCGCAGTAGCATGGATCACCGACAGTGATCTCGGAACTATCAAACCTAACCAACCCAGTCAAAAATATGTTCAAGCAGAAACACTGCTGTATGGTGGTAGGGTAGGTTATGAATTTGTATCAGGTACACTGCCGCCAGGACTGACATTTGTGCCTACGGGTGATATCCAAGGCAAGGTCAAACAGTTCGCAGATGAGGCTGGTCCAGGCCTGACTAGATTCTATGAACGTGTAGACAGTCTAGCACCTGCAGAGGACAGTTCCACCTTGAGTAAAGATTTCACCGGTGCATTCGACGGCGGTGTAACAGGATTTGACAAAAAGTTTACATTCACTATACGAGCTCGAGACAGTGTGAACTTCGCTACTCTTAACAGAACTTTTAGTATAACAGTTGTAGCAGAAAACACTAAAACATTCGCTAATCTATATGTTAAAGCCTTCCAGACCAAGAGCAAAAGACTAGCCTGGTATAATTTTATCACAGACGTAACTATTTTCCAACCCAGTGATTTGTATAGGTACGGTGATTCAAATTTTGGTGTGCAGACCGCATTACAGATCTTGGTATATGCAGGTATAGAAAGTGTAGAAGCTGTTCGCTATGTACAGAGCATGAGCAGAAATCACTATCGCAAGAGATTACAGTTCGGAGATCTAGGTGTGGCAAAAGCCAAAGATCAACAAACTCAAGAAACTATATATGAAGTTATCTATGTCAACATTGTTGATCCTTTAGAAAAAGATGGTCGTAGTATCAGCGGCACGGTAAATTTACCTAACAACATTAATAGTCCTGTTCTTATCAGCTATGACAGCATAAAAATTGACAGTGATATACCATTAGTCAGTGACCGAGATCATCAAAGAATATTTCCAAATAGTTTAAAAAATATGCGTAGGCGAATGGCCGACACTGGTGCTAATGATCGTGAATTTTTACCTCTCTGGATGCGTAGCATACAGGATGCTGGATCATACGAACCAGGTTATGTAAAAGCTCTGCCCCTGTGCTACTGTAATCCCGGCACAGCAATCAATGTTTTGGCCAGAATTCGGGCTAGTGGGTTTGATTTTAAAACCGTTGATTTCGTAGCAGATAGATACGTCATAGATATTGTAGACGGAGAAATAGATGATAAATACCTTGCATTTCCGCAACGTGGAGAAAAATTACCTTGACAAGCCTTATCAATTTCGCAGCAATAAATGAAAACTTTCCTGTAGCTGGACAGGACAATGATACACAGGTATTCAGAGATAACTTTGATACCATAAAAACCAACTTTTCAGCAGCCAAAACTGAAATTGAAGATCTACAGGATAATGTGGCCCGCACCGACGTTGACAGTGATTTTAACTATAATGTGGCCACTGCTATCACTCTACAAGACGCATACTTCCGTAAAAAAGATTATGGTGCTACAATAATAGTAGGAACCCAGGAGGTCAGTTTTAAACAGGCCATGTATCACATCATAAAGTTTGGTACTAACTGTGCTATTGAATTAACAGAGTTTCCTACCGCTGCGGTAGATGTAACCGGGCTTGGACAGGTAGGTAAAGCTACTCTTGAACTCTACGGCGATGGTACCGCAAGGACCATCACATTCACTCTAACAGGTAGTACTGTGTTGAAAAAGTCCCCAGGATTTCCTGGCAGTCTCACTGTTACGTCTGCTACCAATCCTGTGATCATCGAAGTTTGGCAACACAGCGAAGCCATTATATTTCTTAACTATCTAGGCGCATACAGCTAATGTTTCATCCTTTAGAAAGTGATTTGAGCCTGCTAAAAGATCAGGATGTTGAACTCAAACTGATCGAATTGAACAAAAAATACCCCACAGCGGCCCGTTTGGGCAGTAGAGATCTCTTGACACAGCTATCAACTTTCATTACAATATATAG